GAAACAACTGATAGTAGACCTTTTAGAAGGTTTAGTGTCTTCAACGGAAAATACACTAGATGATCAAGCTGTTGCAATCATTAAAAATCATTTATTCCCAGGAGCTAAGTAATGGCTGATACAGTCAGTATGGATAGGACAATTACACGCAGTATCTCTGAAAGAAAAGACAATGCCAGAACAGCAATCGAAGAGTCGCAAAAAGACGACCTTAAACAAAGCTGGAGAAGCCCAGTTCAACGAACTACACAACCTCGTCACTACTGACTTCCTTAAACGAGTCAAAAGTGGTCAAGCCACCACACAAGATTTAAAAGCAGCCTGTGATTGGCTCAAAGCAAACGATATAACTGGAGTAGCTTATGAAGGTAGTCCACTTGAGAAACTGGTTTCTGTAATGCCTAAGGTAGATCCCGAACTAGTTCAGAGGAGGTTATATGCCAAGTCCTCGAGTTAAGAACCCTGGCAGAACTGCTAGGTTTTACCGTAAGAATAAAAAGTCTAGGTTAAAGCATAACCGTGATAATAATAAAGGCGGTAAATATGATAAAACAAAAGAATACACAAGGAAACATAGAGACATTCGTAAGAAGTTGAAATGTAAGAAGAGTCAGGATGTCGTCAAGAAGAAAGGTCGATGGGCATGCGAATCACTAAAAATCAACCGCGCGAGAGGAGGCGCTAAACGCAAATGAGTAGAGATCGAGCTAATTACGCAGCAACAAGAAATCGATTAACTAAACAATTAACAGGTACCCAATTAGATCACGCTTCAGCAGTACAGAAGTATAAAAATCAATATAAAAGGCGACATCAAATAAATACTAAAGATGGTAAGAAGTGGGTTGATTGGGATACAAGAACCGGAAAAAAATGGGACTCTAGCGTAGCAAATAAGTGGGCTAATAAAAAAGTATATAAGACTGCTACTCCATACAAAGATTTAAAGTATTTAGACCAGGAGCATAACTTACGTAATTTAAAAAACAGATATGATAATGATGCTTTCGCAAAAATACGTAGACAATTTAGCCCTAAAACAACGAAAGAAGGCCAAAGGGTAATTGATGTAAAAAGGGAAGAAACAATTCGTAAAAAGACTGACGAGTTACAGCAGTCAAGAGCGAAGAGTAGTTATGCCAGACAGCCTATGAAGACCTGGAAAGAATCCACATCAACAGAACCAACCGTAAAGAACGAAAAGGTAAATAAGAAGGAAAATGGGGGTAATGAGGAGAAACCAAGTGAAATAGACAAATTAAGGCAGCAAGTTGAAAAGCAGCGGAAAAGGATCAATGAACTTACGAAGAATGGTGGTACTGCAACTAATGAGGGTGTTCCTCCTGATGAGAAGAACAATAAGAGAAGGTATAGATCTGGTGTTATTAATACAGATGAACCCAAACCTAAGACACCAGTAGAGACTAGAACTAGTCATGGTAGAAAACTTGATGAAATCCCAGGTTGGGATCCAAGCACAGGACAAATAAATAGAGGCCCTATCAATGCGTTTGGTTTAGAAATACCACAGCAACCTATATCTCCACTTATAGATGTTAGCAAAGCAGATGCTTTACGTGGAAGACTTCAAGATATACAAACTCAAGGTCAAGCAAATAGATTAAGACGTAGTAGTCAGTTTTACCAACGTGGTGGTGGTGCACGAGCATTAGATATGCATATGAGGAACCTTCCACAGCTTCCACAGCTTCAAGGCCAAGCTAATGCGACTAATTCAACAGTAACCAACTTAGCTAATCCAACAAATTATCTACGACCTCCTGTTAATTTCACAAGGAGTCCGGTATTACAAAATACTTGGGATTGGAAGTTTGGTAATTCTCCGTCCCCAGGAGTAGAGGTATTTCGAGGTAATGTAGTACCCTTTAATAAGGGTACAGCATAATCATGCCTACACCAACTATACACAGAGGCTTTACAGCTCAACCTCCATATAATACTGTGGAGCCTCTTCAAGAAGAAGAGGAACTTAAAGGTTCTCAATTCTTAGATAAATTAGGTCAAGATATCCAAGAAGGTATCGCTAGTGCTACTGCAGACCAAGAAGGTATCGGTGATGATATTGGTCGACTAGCTCTTGGTGGATTAAAGAATATTGGTTATGTAGCTAACTTACCTGGCATCAAACAAGGACTTCAAATAGCTGGCTTACCTGCTCATTTAGCTGGGCAGGCCCTTGGAGCTGGCTTAGAGCATGGTCTTGGTATTGACCCAAGATTTGGTCATATGGTCGGTGAAGTTGGTGAAATGTTTTTACCTGGATACGGTGCTGCTAAGTTAGGTAAATGGGGATTAAAAGTTGGTGCTAAAAAATTAAGCAAAGAAGCTAGAAAAGCTGGACAATCTTGGCAATTACTAACAGGCGGTATTGGAACAGGATCAGGATATGCTACTGCAGGTAAAGCTGGTAAAGCTATAAGAACTGTAGACTTCCAAAAAGTACCTTCATCACGAAGGCGGGATGAAATTGGTAAATATTTTAATAATATCTATACAGAAGGTATGTCAGATGCGGAAAAATATACTTTCTTAGAAAAAGCTAGTTTCGGTGGACAAGCTGAGAAACAAGGTCAGAAATTCATAAAAAGCGTTGCTGGTACACATCGTAATTTATTCGGTGGTTCTGCTCACCATTTTGGGATAGATCTTGGATTAGCTGGTGATACATTGAACCGAAGTGACGCAAAAGAAATAGTAAAATATTTAAATGAAGTAGACATTTATCCAGGAAATCATCCTAATAACTATATCATGGCTTACCATGATTATAGTCAGCAGATAAGTAATGCACAAAAAGCGGTACTTATGGATAAGGGCATGCCCCTTCAAGAAGCAGATAAATTCTTAAAAAAGACTCCTCAAACAAAAGATTTAGGTATAAAGGAATTAGGTAATCTCCATGAAGGTCAAGTCATGGATGAGCTACAGAAACTTACAAAAGTTAAACGTAGAGATTGGCGAAGCAAAGGAGTTGAGCCAAAAGAATTAGACTTACCACCAGCATTTATAGGTACTGATCATCAACAATTTATTCATGGTATTGGGGATAATTTACCTAAACGTCAAGAATTAATTAGGTTAGCTAAAACTGATGCATGGTTAGAACTTAGTCCTCGTGAGGCTGCTAAAAGAATAGCTGAAGTAGTACGTGAACAACAGAATGTTGCATTAAATGTTAATAAGCTTAGATTACAGAAAGTTATGAAAGCTATGGAGTTTGATCCCGCTAAACATGATTGGATCGACATTCAAGCTTGGATGATTCAAAATCCTAGACATGCTGCACATTTGGATTGGTATAAAACAGCTAAGAAAGGCATCGGAAAGTCTATAGAAGAATTAACTGCGGATGTTCCTTATAATGAAGCTGAATTTATTGCAAAAATTTTTAATTTAGAAAAAGTACCACAAACAGGTAAAAAAATAAGGAAATTTGAATATGGATTTCCGAATGAAATAGATTCGGTAAGAAAAGATATGAGAATAGATAACACAAAACCTTCTGAGGACCCTTTAAAATCTCTTAGAATGGGTGCAAAGATATACAATTGATACTTATATCATAAACAACATTACAACCCTATTGGAGGCGATTTAAAGCATGAGTTTAAAACAAGAATTCTATGATGGCTTTCACGGTAAACATATCAAAGCCAAAACTTACAAAGGTACAAAATGACTAAAAAGAAATCCAAACCAAAGCCTAAAGGAGGTAAATACTAATGCCAAGCACACCAGGCGGCTGGAACGATCGTACCCCATCTTGGTCCGCAAAAGGGATACGAAGTCGTGTACGTAGACATATCCTGCAAGATGCAGGTAGGAAAGGGAGTCCAACTAGGATGGCTTACCATCCTGCTGCGAATTTTGTAGCAACTGCAGGAGGTTCTCGTGGAGTTCGTGAAAGCCTTGCAATGATGGGACTCCCTGAAGAAGATTTAGCAATTGGAAGTAAAGTTAGAAAAGGAATTAAAGAAGCTTATAAATCAAGAGATGCGGGTAAGGCTCAAAAAGTTTACGAAAGGTTTTTAGATAAAGATGATAACCAAGAAGTACTACAAGACTATGCTGCGAAACAGCAAATGCATGGTCTGATGGGTAATATGATTGGTGGTGGCGGTCCTGGGATGGGGGGTGCAGCAAACTTCGGTATGGGTATTAATTCATACCCAATGTTTTATGGCAATCCTGGAACAATGTCAGGGTATGGTTGATAATAATATTTTGACCGCCCTTCAAGATGACTTCAAGCTGTTTTTACAAGCACTGTGGCAGCAGCTTGATCTACCCTCTCCTACCAGAGCACAATATGCAATTGCAGATTACTTGCAGAATGGTCCCAAGAGACTTCAGATTCAAGCCTTCCGAGGTGTTGGTAAGTCTTGGATTACTGGGGCTTTTGTTCTATGGACTCTATTTAAAGACAGTGAAAGAAAAATAATGATTATCTCTGCCTCTAAAGAGAGAGCAGATAACATGTCAATCTTCTTACAAAAACTAATTATT